CTAATTTGACATGGAAACAGATGTATAAGAAAGGTTTTCGCTGTAAAAAAGTGAAAGTGACATTTGAAATAATTGATTAATAACAAAATTAGATATGAATAAAGAAGAAATCATTAAGCAATGTCTATCATTGATAGACGGTTTTGATGGTAGTGATATCGAGTACCTTGAATTACTTCATGAACTGACAGATGAATGTGAGATAAGGATAGAAGGAAAAGAAATGGAATTGGGTAAAAAATAAAGATATGAATAATGAATTTATTGACGGTATTTGGTTTGCCGTTCAGCATATTGTAGTAGTCAGAGATATGCCTGTTGTCGCAGCAGGAATAATTAAGGAATCAGACCTTTCAATTGATGATTGTAAAGCTGCACAAAAAAGGAGTGGTTCTTTCGACAAGCAGATGAGAAAGTTTATTAAAACTGAATTAGAGTAAAATATGTAATAATGATACAATTATGACAAAAGAAGAGTTCTCTAAATTAGAATGGCAACAAATCAGCTATGAAGAGGCCGATGCGGGTTCATGCACTTGGGAACATCATAGATGGTACATTAAAAGGCAAATTATCCAGCCTCTAAAAAAAAGGAAACCTTTTGGCAAAAGCCGCAAAAATTATTTTTATAGAGGAGTACATATCACTTTAAAAAAGCTCTTAGAGATCTTATGATATATAACATATTAATTAGAGTAAAACAATTTAGAAAGGAGCAAAATGAAGAATAATAAAAGGCGGGGTGTAAGCCCGCCCCGATGGTTATCTCACCACCTTCTCCACAAACTACCATGTCACATCGAGCATGTTGAGAAAGTTTTCCCACCCTACCGTTTGTTCAATTTTGGACATCAATATAACCCAACGGTAGTAAAGCTATACGAGTCCCTCTTTAAATATTTTCATACTCAAATTGGTTAATCCGCCACAACATTATGACGGCTTACAAAGATAAGAATAAATAAGAATATTATGAATAGAATACAGGAATTAGAAGCTGAAATACAGCGTATAAAGAAAGAAGAAGCAGAGAGTAAAAAAGCTAAATACCAACATTTTGTTAGTAAGTATGTGCATAGAGCACACACTTCGTATGAAAAAATTGTCGGCATAGACAGAATTGATACAGATGAATTTGGTGACGAAGTAGTGTTTGACAGCATCCATGTTTATTTCGACAACAGAGGAGATGAATACAACAATGATGCAAGTATAAATCTACAAGGCTGGGGGCAAGCTTATGCTGAAGAACTCGAAAAACAACTAATAAGCCAAGAGATTTTTAATAAGGCATTGAATGATTGTATTGATTTAATAAAAAGGAGATTAGCGTAAAACGAGAATAGATATGAAAATGCAGAGTTATAAAGATGTATTAGATGAAGTCATGCCTATCTTCCATAAGAACCCGGATCGATTTATGCGATTTTACCATGCAGTCAATAACATTCTGGCCGCTATTCCTGAAGGTGATAGCATTCGTATTGACGAACATTGCAAGCCGGCATCACGCGATTTATTCATAAAAATAGCGACTATGTATATGATGGAAGAAATGATTCGAAAGAACAGCTTAGAGGGTTTTCTGGAGTTTTCTGATGATTATAATGCAATTCGACATGTGCCGAAAATGGTACCGGCTACAACTAAGCCTCACTTCTACTCAAATCGCAGATGAGTAGATTATCCCAATTTATTACTCTGTAAATATACAAAATTCCGCTTTAACACGCAACATTATGACGATAAAAAAAGAGAATAAAATAATGGTTATCATCGCACCGACTGCAGATGACCGAGAACAACTCATGTCGCGCCTGGCTGTTCGTTTAGGATTTGCAAAAGTACCTTCAGATGGAAAGAAGATCATACGCAAGGACATCTATTCCATTGACCTATCAACTGCATATTTCGTATTATGCAGCAATTACAACTTTCGCGGTTCTATCATCACGACACAGAGACTATATGAGCTTGCAGCAAAAGGGATTTGCGTAGTTGTAGGTGTCAAATCTCTACCTCGTGAATACGAACTGATTTCTCAAGTGTTTTATCCTAATGACTTGCGTTAACATAAGTCGAGACATTTCTGTTATATACGCGATAGTATTATTTCCCGGTGCGCTTCAGCGTACCGGGTTTTCTTTTTTCGCTCCCCTCGCCTCCCCTTCATTCTATCAAAAACGTTTTGGACAAACGTGCATGGGAAGGCGAGAAACGTTGAAAAGGGCATATATATATTATTTTTATTTTTTATTTCTTTCTTAAAAATACCCTATCTAAAAATAGTAGAAAATTTTGTGCTTTCGTGCAAGCCCTGTATTTTCGTTATTTATTATATTAATAATCAAATATTTATACGATGCACGATTTTTGTACGAAACCGTACAATCCGTACAAAAGTGCACAAAATCTTATTTTGTACGGAGCATTATAATTTCGTACTGAAAAGTACAGCATTTTGTACGGAAATAACAAGTTGATATTCAATGGATAATATGAATATTTAAGGAAGTAATGTACTATTGCACAAAAAAATAGTACGCATTCACAAAGGGGTATTTGAATTAAACACATTTTTTATTGCCAAAGAAGTATTATTCAGTTCTTTTTTGTATATTAGCTCCACACCTAAACCACTATGATTTATATGATTACTACTAAGATTGAAGTTCCCCCACATCTTAAGGAGTATCTGATCGGAAAGTTCTGTAATATGCAGGACTCTCCGATTCATTTCCCAGACAAGACTGATATCTATCACATAATCTATGATCTGCTTGAACGCCGCCCAATCAATATACCGCCTATTGATCAGGGTAATCTTGAGATTTATCTTCCAGAACGCAGTACAGGCAAAAATCCCAAGACCTACAACTATTTAGGAAAACGCTCACAAGTTATTCTTGTTAGAAAAATCGACCGGATGTTGTGGGCAGAAGTACATGATTTCCTGGACGAGCAGAAACACAGCTACGGAATTACATACATTAATGGAATACATAATTTCATGACAATGTATGGGATTGACTCCATCACGGAAGATGCGTTCAAGAAGAACTACTACCGATGGAGAGCTGATATTCGTCGGAAAGAGAAAAAAAGGGGCTATAATCGCCTAAAAAAATAACCTAGCAAGTGTAGTTAAATGTCCCTTTTTTGTTCGAAAAGTGTTCTAAAAATGTGTACTAATTGAAAATCAATAAATTATGAGAGAAATCAACAATATGGGAGGCATATTATTCGCTGATATCCTATACAAAAATGAAATATCCCTATTTGCTGTTCATCAGAATACAGCATGTATCCAGATTATAAAGGGACATGACTGGCATCGTCTCCCTACAGTGGGTATCATTGAATCTCCTACTGTTACCTCGAACGAATCAGCGGCAGGAATTACATATAAACATTCAGCAGCAATTAAACTTCCCCAAACATTGTTTGCTCCTGAAGCAGCAAATGATTTACGTAACAGAATAACAGAAGGGTGCATTTTGCGTTGTCAGGATCCTGCCGGAGACAAATATATATACGGAACCGGCACATATTTACTATTCGGAGAACTAACCAAGGTTATCGGCAAAAAAGTCACTGATTTTACAGGGTATGAACTCAAATTATCAGGGACTTCACAATATCCTCTTTTACAGTATTACAGCCTGTAATCCGTCCTTCCATAGGCTTCTCAATAAATGTATCATTGCACCAAAATAAGTGCAATGAGCCAAAAACGTATTATTCTTTCTGATTCATCACTCAACTGCTACGGCTATCGGGTTCTTACTTCCGGAATGTCAATCGAAGCATTTAAGAAGAACCCTATCATGCTATATATGCATTTCCGCGATGAAGGTTCACCCTATTGGGGGGACTACAAAGCTATCGGCCATTGGGAGGATATACAACTTAACGGTGACGAACTTTCTGCCATTCCTATTTTTGACAAAGTTGATGATTTATCAAAAGAAATTGCCGCAAAATACGAAGCAGGGACTTTCAATGCCGCAAGTGTGGGTATTAAAATCATAGCTACATCAGCAAACAAAGATGTTCTGTTACCTGGTCAAACCAGAGAAACTGTCACTGAATGCGAGTTGAGAGAAGCATCGATTGTAGATATTCCCGCCAACTCCAATGCCGTTCGTCTTTATGACCGTTCCACATCCGTTCTCCTGGCAGCGGGTATGGACACGCATATCGTGCCAGAATTATCCAATCATACATCTAAAAATAAAATGAATCTCAAAGCAACATGGCCGGCTTTTCTCTCTTTTTTCAAAATCAATAAGGAAGATGCAGAAAATACCGAGTTATCAGCAGAAAGATTGGATTCATTACATGGTGAATTCAATCGTTTGAAGAGTGAACACACTTCACTGGTAGAGGCAAAGAAAGACGTAGATGAAAAGTTTGCATCTTCTGTCACAGAAATCAAAACCCTGAATTCAAGCATAGAAAGCAAAGATCAGGAGATTTTGCAACTCAAAAATGAAAGTACCCAGAAGGATGATGAAATCACCCAACTTAAAGAACAGGTAAACAACCTGAAGCAAGTTCCTGCACCCGGATCTAACGGACTCTCTCCGCAATCAGAACCAGGAGCAAGTGAAACTAAGGATGATTTATCCACCTTCTGCGAAAAAAATCCCGGAGATTATCAGGCCATCACCGAACGTCTGAAACAAGACGGTCTCCTTTAATTTTAGTAACCACACCCTTAACTATTAAAAATCATGTCTACTCCCAAATTAATAGACGTATCTAAATTAAACCAAGCTCTTGTTACCTATGACAAGGGTCTTCGTGCTCTTCCTTTCGCAACTTTGCAGGAAGTAGCAGCTATACTGGGACTAAATGTCATGGATCTGCAAGGCAAACACGCATTGATCAATGAACGTCGTCGTGCCGGTGGTACCCAGTCTTACAAAATTGGTAAGGATTTCCGCCTTACTGACAAACTGCTTGGCTATGAACCTTCAGTTATCGAACCCAAAGATGTAGTCTGCATCACTAAGGAAAACTCTCAAAAGTATGATGACGGTGAACTACTGATTGTAGGAGGCGAACCGGTTAGCAACATTAACAAAAAACATCCACTGGAAACGCGTGTTGCTTTCACGTTAGTAAAATCACACATTGAAGATGTCGTATATGTACTCTATCATGCCGAACGTGACGAAGACTCTTCCTCACCGTCCGGAGCATTTGACGGTCTCTTCACTAAGATCGATATGCTGATTACCGGTGGTGATGTTAACGCAGCTCGCGGCAACTTCGCCCAATCAGGTCTTTTTGTTACCCCGACATCTGACACAGACTATGCAGCATACGAAAATCTAGTTGAATGGATTGGAGGAGCAAATACATACCTGCGTTCATCCAAGTCAGGTATTCCTCAATTACAATGTGCGGAAACAGTATTGAAAGCAGCACGTGCAGCTTTGCGCAACAAACTACGTATGCAGGAATATCCATCCATGCAACGCATGATTGAACTGCTCCGTGAAGATGCAATGTGTCCAGCATTGGAAATCGTATCTCACGAAGCACTTGGACAAGGTTCACGTCTGGTATTACAAAAGAAAGGAAATATGGACGTCGCATTCAACACACAGGCAGCAACCAAATTCTGCCAAATCCGCGATATCTACGATGATCCGAACGAATGGCAATTCTGGTTACAAACCGGATATGACACTCGTATTCGTGACTGGCATGAAAAGGCCTTCCGCTGTAATGAGCAAAAGAATGAATCACTTGATTTGGCCGGTGATTATTGTAAAACCGGAGCTATTCAAGTGAATATTACCGGAGCCGACAACGGCACTTGGAGCATTCAAGGGAAAGCAGCCAGCCGCACTAATGGACAATGTATTTTGGGACTGGCTCCTGGCAATTATACTATTGAATTCAATGCTGTGGACGGTAAAAACAAACCGGCTAACAAACAAGTAACAGTAGTAGCGGGAGAAGTGGTAACCGCAACCGGAACCTACTCTTAATCTTCAATAACTAAAGAGTGGTCATGTTTGGCCACTCCTATTTATTTATTCTAAACTTTTATACAAATGAAAAAATACATTTATTTGATTCTCTGCGTTTTATTTGTAGCTTTGGTTATTACAGTCCCCGAACTGTATTCGCAGACGTGCCATCTCAATGGAGATACTTTAATCATGATGGCTGCCGGTCCCGCATTCGCTCCATTAAAATGGGAAGTTGGTCAAAACAACATGGGAGGTTATAAGGGAATGTTGCTTTTTGTTCCTTTTAATGCTCCTGAGACAGTGCCAACCGTACCGGATCCATCAAAAGCAACCAGTAACGAAGAATTAATAACGGCAGCCGGATCATTTACGTTTCCAGCTGAAGGAACTTACAAACAACCTATTTACCTATACAGTACCGAAGCAACCGTTGAATATAAAGCAGAACAGCAAGGAGAAGCCGACGGTATCAGCTATAAATGTACGCTCGGTTTCTTTTTCCCTGGCAATACTCCAGGAATGCACGCATTCAATGCACTAATCAAAAACACTCCAGGATATTATATCTTTGAAGATGCAGATGGCAAACAAATGATCCTGGGGCAACCCGGCTTGTATGCAACCACCGCACCATCTTTCAACGGAGGTAAAGCAAGAGCCGATCGTCGTGGTACCACTTACACAGCTACCGTAGACTCCAATTATTCAGCCATCTTCCTACAAACACCAATTGACATGGAAGTCATAGCAGGATTAAAACCCGCACCATCTCCAAGTGAATAATTATGACCAGACAAGAACAATTGACTCAATGGTTAGGCGACCGTCAGCGCAAATACGCTGACGGTATAGTTCTTTTCGAGGCACTCGCAAAGGAACCAGCCAAGAAAAGGTTCTCTGCTTATTTTGCAAAAGCTCCAGAAGCTCCACATATCTTCGATCCACATTTTACACAACTCGTCAATAGTCTCACAAAGATTGACAAGGAAATCAAATTTTCTCCTGCTATCTACCCGGCAGCAATGGAGGAAATAATCGTAGTAAAAACGATGAGTGATGACGAACGGAAAGAAGCGATCGAAAGCAAGAAACTGGAAATGATCAATCTGGAGACAATAATCACTGATATCCAATCTCGCGTTGACGAACTAGAAAGCGACAATGAAAATCATGCGGAAGAATTAGTCTCCCTTCAGGAACAATTCGAAGAAAAAATGTCTGAACTCACAGAACTACGTAATGAGATCAACGCCTTAAGTACACCAGGCGTTAAAATCATTACCGAAGAGTCACTCAATCCATCCATTCGCAAGGCCTACAATCGTATCAAGGAGATCGCCCCATTATATGCAAGCCTGCATAATGATGTCGCAAATCCGGAACTTCCTGTAGAAGAACGACAACCGATAGCTGAAGAACTATGCAAGCTCGACGACGAACGACGCAAATTATGGAAACAGATTGACTCCTGGGCTGAAGGAAAAGGAAATCTGCAATTAGAAGAAAAGAGACCGGAATTCAGTGAAAACAGCATTGTGCGTGGTATTGAAATAGCCCGTCAAATCAAACGTTTGAAGAACAACATATCCAACAGTAAAGCAGCTGCTGACCGTGCTCAAAAAGATGGAAAACAAACCGTTATGCAAAATGCTTTAGACCGTATTGAGAAGTATCAGACAGAACTTGCCACATTGGAGGCTGAAATAGCACTAACACAAGGTGAAAAGATTTCAGGATAACTTTCCACTTGCATTGTGTCCAGATTCTATTGAACCGTTTATGCACAAGGGAGACTGGGCAATACATGAAGTATTGCCCTCTCTTTTATCTGCGATCGGCCCAGCAAAAGTGAAGATCATGACATTCAGTATCTCTGAAGATAGCCTACGCCCTCTTTTTTTTCTCGCTGACGAAAGAAAAATAGAAAGCCTGACACTTCTACTGGATATGACAGTAAAACGTCATAAACTCGATCTATTACTGTTTGCCTCAAATATTAGTCCGTCCATCCGAATTGATTCATGTCATGCCAAACTATTATTAGTCGAGAATAGGCAACATAAATTCGGGATTGCCGGATCTGCAAACCTTAATCAAAACCACCGATGGGAAAATGGTTTCTATTTTACCTCCGGAAAACATTACGAATACTTCTCACAAATGTTTAACCAAGCGTATGAAAATGCCATTCGCTATGATATATTAGAATGATGACCTTATCCGAAGAAGTTCTGCAACAGATAAAAGAAATGTCTTCCGCCCTCTTACCACCGGGGGAAATTGCCATTTTATTGAATATCCCAGTTGACCAACGGGACTTCTTCTGTGATATTTGCAAAAATCATCATAGTTCGCCTATCTATACTGCTTATCACCAGGGAAGACTTCAGACCAAGCTCAACCTCCGGAAAACAGTCATCAAACTAGCTATCGCCGGCAGTCCTGCAGCTGAACCACTGGCCGATAAATACATGAAAGAACAAAGCATTAATGAATAATGCCAAAGAAAGATCCCACATACGAACGAATTGAACGTGCTTTATTCAAAGACAAAGATGAAGCAACAACTCTCCTTTCACCCAGAGAAATGGAGATTAAGAAACGTATGATGTTGTGCGTAAGCAAAAAAATGGAAGAGCCACTAATTCCAGATACAGAACTGGTTAACTTTCTACTACACGGCTGTGGAGGAAATACGGAACCGGTCTCCCAATCGCAAGCCTACCGTGACATAGGCATGATTAACCGCCTAGTAGGAAACATACAACTTGCAGCCAAAGCCTGGTACCGGTATATGATTGTCGAAGGTGGAAAAAAGGCTTTTAATATGGCAATGGACAAAGAAGATGCAAAGGGAGCTGCTGCTGCATTGGATAAAATAGGCAAATATACACGTTCTGACAAGGAAGATGAAAAATTCGATTACTCGCAACTGGTACCTCCATCCTTTGAACCTTCAGATGATGTCACATTACTGGAGGGGCTCGAACCGATAGAGAATCTTGAAGAAGAACGAATAAGAATGCGCAGTATGTTTAAAGGAATGTTAAACAAGAAAGCAGTGGACACTCATCCCATTGAAGAGGAGGAAGAAGAATGAACACGCAAATCTCCCCTGTTCTATCCGCCTATGAACTAAGAAGAAAGCAGAATGAAGTCGTAGACAAATTCTTTAATAGAATGCAACGACAGGCAATGGCCATCAACGCACATGACGAATATATAGTCGCATCACGTGGTACCGGTAAATCGGAAGGAATTGATGCACGCATCATCCTACGGAATGTGTGGGAAATGCCAGGTTCTTTGGGTGGACTTATCTCTCCCAGCTATGCAAAAGCTTGGGGAAATACACTGCCGGCCATTTGCAAAGCACTTGCCGAATGGGGATACATACAAGGCATTCATTATGTTGTTGGTCACAAAGCTCCGGAAAGCATGGGATTCGGCAAACCAGTACGTCCAGTATTAGCTGATGGTTGGAATAATGCTTTCCATTTTTGGAATGGTACCGTCATGGTGATTCTTTCCTTTAACCAGGGAATGTCTGCAAATTCTATGTCACTTGATTGGGTGATAGGCCCTGAAGCAAAGTTCCTCAATTACGAAAAAATAAAGAGCGAAGTAGATCCCGCCAATCGCGGTAACCGGCAATATTTTGGAGACTGTCCTCACCATCACAGCGTCAGCTACTCTACAGATATGCCTACCGCTTCAATGGGGAAATGGATCTTGGATAAGATAGATGAAATGTCGCTGGCACATATCAACCTGATCCGAAACCTATATAAAAAAGTGCAGGAATATAAACGTAAGCCACTGACAGACCATGTGGTGCGCATGATTAAAGAATACCAGCATGATTTAGACTTGGCACGAAAATATCAACCACCTATTAAGCCACAACAGGGGAAGACTAAAGAATATACAGTTTTCTATGGCGAATATGACGTGTTTGATAACTTGGAAGTACTCGGAGAAGATTTCATCTGGCAAATGTATCGCAACTCTCCACCTCTTATTTGGCGTACAGCATTTATGAATGAACGTTTATTCCGGGTGCAAAACGGGTTCTATTCAGCTTTAGATGATAATATTCATTTCTACACACCCAGTGATAATGGACGGCTCCGGGATCTTGGCAGTAACTGGAGTAAATTAACAGCTTGCGGCTGTCTAGGCGACGGTGATCTTGACTTCTCTAAAGAACTGCACCTGGCATTCGACTCCAATGCCTCCATATCGACAGCTATTATCGGCCAGTTGGATAATCATACTATGCGTGTACTCAAATCTTTTTATGTCAAAACACCAAGCAAACTACAGGATCTAGTCAAAATGATAGCCGATTACTACCGACCAAAACTAAACCGTGATGTAGTAGTCTATTATGACCACACTTTTACTTGGGAATCCGGATCATCAACTGAAACTTACGCAGATATCATCGAACGTGTATTCAAAGAAAACGGATATAAAGTTACAATGGTATATGTCGGCCAAGCTCCTAAACATGAATGGAAACATCTGAATATCGACCTAACCTTGAAAGGAGATCCGCAATTCCTTTGGATCCAAATAAACCTGTATCAAAATGAGTTTTTGAAGATCGCAATGGAACAGACTGGAATTAAACAAGGAAAGAACGGATTTGAAAAAGATAAAACGCCTGAAGGAACACCCGATACTCCCGACAATCCAGACGAATACAAAACACACATTACAGATGCCTTTGATACGTTATGGCTAGGTATGAACTTTTATTTCACTCTACCGGGAACAAGTGCAGGGGGGATATTCTTCCTAAATAACAAATAATTTATTATTCGCATTTTTATTACATTTCTTTGTTTTTCCCAAATATTATTCCAACCTTTGTCGTGCCCTAAATATTATTGTTTATAACTCTTTAGTACTGGTGTTATTCAAAATGAATTCTACATAAAAATGGGCACATTATTGCTAAAGAGTGTTCTAAGGAGATTGCAACTATGAAACAAAATAAATTTTGCGATATAGACTTATCTGATCCTTTTTTCGATTCACTAAAACAAGATTATCCCGAATTTTCAGAATGGTACACTAAAAAGGCTAAAAAAGGAGCTAAAGCATTCATTCAAAAAGATGACCAAGGAAAGCTCCAAGGATTTCTCTATATGAAACATGAAACAGAAGAATTAAATGACATTAATCCTCCAATGCCTGCTGCTAGTAGATTGAAAGTCGGTACATTCAAGATAGATGCACATAAAACAAAATTAGGAGAATACTTTGTCAAGAAAATCATTGCAGCTGCTTTATATATAGGAGTCTGTGAAATTTATGTGACCATCTATAAAAAACATACAGGTTTAATCACGCTATTACAAAGATATGGATTCACAGAATACGGAACTAAAGGAGAAGGGGATGAGCCAGAGCTTGTTTTTACAAAATCAATGACAAGTTATACTGGCGATATATTATTAGATTATCCTTTCGTGCATGCTAAGGATGTCCGAAAATTCATTTTATCAGTAAAACCTGAATACCACACTCCTCTTTTTCCTGATTCAATATTGAATACAGAAGAAAGGAGTAAGGATGTGCTCATTAAAGATGTTACACATACAAATAGTATCCATAAGATATATGTATCAAGTATGAATGGGCTTGATCAACTTGAAAAAGGGGACATCTTACTTATATATCGTACTTCTGATCATGCAGGACCAGCTAAATATAGAAGCGTAATTTCCTCTATATGTGTGGTTGAAGAAATTAAGAAAGCTAAAGATTTCGCTTCTGTAAATGACTTTATCAAATATGCTAATGCCTATAGCATATTTGATGAAAATGAGTTAAAGAAGTGGTACACAACATATAATATGGTTGTTATTAAAATGACTTATAATGCCGCATTTGATAGAAGGGTCACTCGTAATGAGCTAATCGAACAGGTTGGACTAGATGGCAATGAATACTGGGGATTCTTTCAAATAACAGATGAGCAATTTAACAATATAAATTCAAGAGGAAAAATAAATGAAAGTATTATTATCGATTAAACCGGAATTTGTTCATGAAATATTTGCCGGAAACAAAAAGTATGAATACAGAAAAGCTATATTTACCAAAAATGTAAATCAAGTAGTGGTGTATTCTACAAAACCGGAAGGAATGATCGTCGGAGAATTTACTGTTGAAACAATTATAGAAAAAGAACCTCAACAATTATGGGATCAAACCAAAGAAGCTTCAGGAATTACCAAAGAATTCTTCGACCAATATTTTGAAGGTCGTAAACGAGGTTACGCGCTAAAAATTTCTTCACCTAAACTTTATGAGAATCCAATCAATCCATTTGATTTATTTTCTTCTTTTGTTGCCCCTCAATCATTTAAGTATATAGTAGGAGAAGATTTAGAACCAACATTGAGTATCTAAATTCTTCAAACTTCATAGATTGTTATAAATATAAAAGCGCAAATATATATCTTATTTGTGCTTTTATATTTATAACTACTAACCAATACTTCTGTCTTCACTTGCAACTACTACTTCGTTCCACTATAGTCATGCGTAAGAATAACTATAGTGGAACGAAATAAAACCTTCCTATTAAGTGCTTCTTTGATTCCAATACAATATCTTACTATCCCTACTGCATTACATTACTAAAGATAGGCTATTTCAATCTAAAAAATCAGCATTTATTTTGCTCATTCAAAAAGAATCACCATCTTTGTAACGACTTCCATTTTGAACAGGCGAGATAGCTCGCTGATTATTCGCTGCGGGCATTTTTTATGTCCATAGCTCATGATATAGTTCCGACCCCCGTGTGGAGCGTTAATGCGCCCACTGCCTGTTCAAGGTGGAAGTCAACGGGAAAGCGGAACTTTTTTTGTTCTCTTCCTGTATTTAATTAATGTATTATTTCATTTTAAAATGACTTCCAAAATGAAAAAGAAAAACCAAAGCGCAAACGGACGCTATATATCCGTAGAAAAACTTCAGAAAGCCCTTTCCAACATTTGCCTTGAAGTAGCAGAAGGTAACGAACGTCTCCGAGTGAATAAATCGCACAGAGGTATTGTAATCCACGCCAATGGAGGCACAGTCAATATTACATTTAATGGAAAAGGAGGCGAGCTATGAAGGAATATGTAGAACGAATTATCCCTTCGCAATGCCGCATTATAGACAATAAGTCAGGTTTCATTCATATAGAGGGAGAATCCGCCATTTTTGATATGAACGGAGTTTACATAGGGACAGCAGAATCAACAATAGGTTCTATCAGAGAAAACTGCATAGATGCTGTAATTGAAACGCTAACCAATTACAAGAAAAAGATTATTGCTAATCAAGATAAAAAATTCTCTTGTAAAATTATTAAATTTGATTTCAACAATAAGATAAAAAAAGTGAGTCAACGATGAGCCTTTATCAACACAATATTCAAAATGCAGAAAAGAAAGCTGTATGGCTATCTGTACGTTATGCATTCAATCAATTCAAATTCAACAGCAATGAACAGAGAACAAGCTCTAAAACTCGTAACTAAGCTGCTCAATCCAAATACTCCCGCTGACGAAAGACAACGGGCGGCAGCACAACTTCAAGAACTAATTAAAATTCTACTGCCGGAATAATCATTAGTTTCTTCATTAAGAAGCACAGGTTATCACATACCTGTGCTTTTTCTTGTCTCATGCAATTCCCACAACAAAATTCAGAAAATTCTGATTATCAAATGAAGCAGTTGAATAAAGGGGAAAAATTTCCCCTTTATCTGTTGCAAGACCACGCACCGCCCTGAAAAAAAGTTTCGACCTAAAGTTTTTCAATTTCCCTTATATGCTGCACCTTTAAAAATGTAAAGAAAATTCATTTTACCAAAATCGGCTCTCCTCCCTGTCCTTTATCGCCTGCCATACACCTGATACCTTTGCTTAAAAAGAAGGTCATGAACGATGTCATTACACAAAACCTACTCACATTCTTGCTTGGTGGTGGTCTCTTGTCATCCATCACTGGAGTTATTACTCTCAAATACACCAAGAAGCAAGCAGAAGCCAAAGCTCTTAGTTCCGTACAAGATGTATATCAGGAACTAATCGCTGACCTGCGAGCTGACAAGGAGGCTATGAAAAAAGAGAAAATAGAAAGCGAAACAAAATGGACTACCCGTATAGAAAAACTAGAAAGCAACCAGCTATCCCAAGATAAAAAGATAGCAGAAAACGAAAAAGAAATAGCTGATCTTAAACGATTCAAATGTGTAAACCTAACGTGTAACAACCGTAAACAATGAAACATCATGCACACACTCTCATCTATCTTGCTTGCCTTGCTATTGCCTGGCTACTGTGTAGTTGCCGTAGTACTCTTCAAAACAATCGTAGTACTCAAGAACAAAGCGATCTTTCTATCACAGATTCCGCACTGCGAATTAGAACCGAAGATACCTATTCCCGATTCAACCTCAACCAGGAACAAACGGGTAAAGACTGGAAAGTTAAAGTTAACTTCGACACAACGAAATCAGCAGCCCCATCTACCGGACTACCCCCAATATCGAATATCGAGATTGAAGGGAGCAAGACAACGATCAAAACTTTGCTTCAGAAAGATGACACTACACGTATATCTGATAAACAGGAAACAACGACTGACGTCACGTTTCAGCAAAACAAACAATCCGAATCCCAAAAGAATGCCAGCGGTTCTATCGCGGACGGAATTGATGATGGATTCAAGTATGGCTTAATCATTGGTATCCCAATATTACTAATCATTCTCATACTACCTTTTTATGCAAAGTATAGACAAAAGAATCCATCAAAGTAAGATATGGAAACTCATGGAGCGTAGACAAGACGGTAAGCCTATCGAATTCTCCATTGAATTCTGTAAAAAGAGCACAGGCGAACTTGTCACCTACGATCGTGCAGTATTGACCTCATTCCATAGTAGTGGAAGCACTATTAACGTATTACCTGCCGGAGAAGCTACTCCGAAAAAAATCCGCCGATGCCTTATCACCAAATTCAACAATCTCAAAGTATATTTCTAATGAAGCAACAACAACCCTCAATCAATCTTATAATGAAAGGCTATGATACTTATGCCGTCTTAAAAGGTGGAAAGAATGTTATCAAATTCAGTGATAACAGTGATATCGCCACTGATAAGAATCCTACACCTATCGAAGTAGCTCCCAAAGGAGAAAAGAATCCAATCAAATGGATACCACGCGGACGAAATAATCATATGCCTTATGACATCATGAAAAAAATCGGTACCAACGTCACCATAGGCAGCAATATCGAATTCAAGAATAAAGTTGTATTCGGTGACAGCATACTCGTCTATCGGAAATACCGGGACCCTAAAACGAGGAAAATAGTCAAAGAGGAAGTTCTTCCGTACGAGCAACCGGAAATTTTTGAATTCCTTGAAAACAACAACTTCAATTTTGTCCGTATGGAGCTGGCAAACGATCTGGTTATATTCTATGACGGCTACCTGGAGTATATATTCAACAATGACAATAAATCCCCCAAACTCGTACAAATCAAAGCTAAGGAGTCCACTTGTTCCAGGATCAGTGAAATTGACGAAAAGACTGGTAAAAGCGAATGGCACGGTTATTCTGCAGAATGGCATACCGGTACACCAACAGATTTGATTGCCACTCCTCTGCTCGATCGGCAGACTCCACTACTCGACCTCAAAATGAGAATGGGACTTGCTCCCAATGACAAAGGAGAGAAAATTGTAGGAAAAGAACGGAGATTTATCCATAACCTCCGCATCTCTACACCCGGACGGTTTTATTATAGTCATCCATATTGGTGGAGTGTTTTTGCATCCGGCTGGTATGACTTCTCCAGTGCAATCCCTGTTTTCAAAAAATCATTGATTAAAAATCAAATGGCACTGAGGTACATTGTGTATATTCAAGAGTCTTTTTGGGAAAAGTTATTTGCATCTGAAGGCATAGTCAAAGATGACGAGAAGAAAGCACGCAAAGAAAAGTTCCTGAAGGATATGAATGATTTTCTTGCCGGTGAAGAAAATGCCGGCAAAGGCTTTGTCTCTCACTTTCGCTACGATCGTGTAAAAGGCTTTGAAGAAAAAGACATCATTATTACTCCACTCGAATCTTTCTTCAAAGGTGGTGAGTATATTGAAGACAGCGAAGAGGTCAGCAATATGATGTGTTACGGTATGGGCGTACATCCTTCGATAATCGGATCCGCACCAGGTAAGGGAAAAAGTATCAATGGTACCGAAGCACGGGAGTTATTTATCATAGAACAGGCACTCATGAAGATGTATCAGGATGCAACATTGGAACCTCTCTACTTTGCAAAAGCCATGAATAACTGGCCTAAAGATATTTATTTCTCGGTGACTAATTGTCAACTCACCACGCTGGACCAAGGTACCGGAGCGACAAAGAATACAGGTTTAACCCCAGAAACAGAATAAAATGAACGCACTAATCCCCGACATCGACACCCTCAAAAAGGTAGTAAAGATCAACTCCTCACTGCCTTACGAATCAATCGAACCATACATCGAAGACGCACTGGATATATACATCAAACCGTATATCGGTAAATCAACGATCAGTAAAGCTCATGAAGACAAAGGATCTGACTTATACAACAAACTACTGCGTGCCCTCGGCCCATTAACCCTGATGCTCGCATCTGATGAACTGGGTGTTATGTTCGGTGATGCCGGTATCACAGTAAGTAACGTGCAGGGACAGCGTTCTCCTGCCAGTGACACAAAGATCGCAGCAGCAAAAAAGAATCTCTGTTTTCGCGGAATGCAAGCACTTGACCGGCTAATATCATACCTGGAGGAAAACAAAAAGGATTATCCTGATTATGTTATCGATAATATACCCCGTTTTTGCTTCATTCGTAATGCAGCAGAATTCCAGGATCTCGGTATGGTAGACATTGATTATTCTATCCTATCTTATCGTATCATGTTCCCTACCATTCGTCAACTTCAAGAACACAACATTCGAGAAATGATAACGGATAAAGTCTATGACATACTCAAAGAAGCTCTTTCAGAAAATACCGAAACGCCCAAACAACAAGTACTTATTGACTATATCATCCGCTACTTAGCCAATAAGACTGCCGAATTATATACCTCACAGAAAACAACCGAACAACGTGTAGCCGGCAGAACGATTGAATATACTCCCACCATTCGACCAATCTATCAGGATCCGGACGCAAATGGCAATTTCTTTGCAAACCAGGCAACTTACTATTCAGGGAAAATACACACCTATTTGGCCGAAAATGCAGAAGAACTGGGAGTTGAAACAATGTCCCAAGCTATTGACTTCAATTCTAAAGAAAATAAACTATTCACCTCAATATCGTAACACTATGCATACTATACAAATTAATGATGATACATACACACTTCCGGAAAGTTGGGACGAACTCACTCCGAAACAGCTCCTTTATCTAGTCAAACTCACAAAATCAGATATACTGGTGGAACAAGTTAAGGTATACATGATGCTTTATTGCCTGAAAGCTCATGTATGCCGGCATAAGAAAATATTTAAAGAGTATGTACGTATCAGAATTGGGCAAGAAAGTCCAACAGTCCGCTTCTATGTCCGTCGCCATAGCTATCTTCTTCATCCGGAAGAAGTATCAATGCTTGCCAACTTATTTGACTTCCTTATTTGTTCGGAAGAAGATAGTTCATTGCCCATGCGCAAATACTATCACTTGACACCGTATCTGACCACCAACCCATATCCAACCATCCATTGCCGACTTTGGAAATTCATCGGTCCAGAAGATCAGTTGCTTGATATTACCTTTGAACAATTCATGTATCTACAGACCTATCTTGATGCAATGCGTTCAGATCCAACGAAGATTGACCACCTACTAGCCTGCTTGTGGCATCGTAATAAGGTATTCGACATTAATCAATTAGACAAAGATGCAGCCATTCTTCACCATCTTCCTGAAGACAGAAAAATACTCATGTATTGGTATATTTTAGGAAGTCTGTCATGTATGGCCAATTCCTATCCGCGTATTTTTTCAGGAGAGGGAAAGGGTAGTTACGGTCGCGTATTCGACGCACAGCTCCGCCTTCTTGATTCCCTGGCACAGTCCGACATGACTAAAAAGCCGGAAATCCGAAAAGGTCTTTTACTTGATGCCCTGTATTCGATGGACGAATCGATCAGACGTAAAGAGGAAACCGAAGAAAGTCTAAGAAATAGATAAAAAGTTAGTGAAATAAACAGAAATACGCAAAAAAATGCCGTAAAAAAATTACGGAAATTGTTTTTTGACTATATTTGTTTCAAATTTAATAATACTCCAAATGCTTAGAAAATTTAAGGTCTCTAATTTTAAATGTTTTGAAGAAGATTTTGTATTAGATCTCTCAAAAGTCAATGGATATACATTTAACCCAGAGTGCGTAAAAAATGGAATTGTAAATTGTGCAATGATTTACGGATATAATGGTATGGGAAAATCTAATTTAGGTTTTGCTATTTTCGATATTATTGAGCACCTAACAGATACAAATAGGAGTGAAATTCCATATAATAACTATCTCAATGCATATAGTAAATCTCCAACGGCTAATTTTTACTATGAATTTTTTATAAATGGCAAGATAGTTAAATATGAATATAAAAAAACGGACTATAGAACCCTAGTTTTCGAAAGGCTCTCAATAGACGATATAGAATTAGTATTATTTGACAGATCGAATGATGAAAATCATTTTGAAGTCAAATTAAAAGGATCTGAAACTTTAAACAAAACAATTAATGACAATAAATTATCAGTATTAAAATACATCAAAAACAATACAACATTAGAAAACAATGAATATAATAAAACTTTCATTGATTTCTTTACATTCATTGAAAGAATGCTTTATTTCCGTTCTTTAGAAAATAGGACATACATGGGATTAGAAAACGGGACTAAAACAATAACTGAGTATATCATTGAGCAGGACAAAGTTCAAGACTTTGAGGACTTTTTAAATAAAGCTAATTTAAAATGCAAATTATCTGTCGTAGAAGGTGTTAACCGAAAAGAACTTGTATATAACTTTAATGGGAAACAAATTCTAATGTATGAAATATCCTCAACAGGAACAAGTGTTCTTACTCTTTTCTATTTTTGGTTTCTAAGAATAAAAGAAGCTGGAGTATCTTTCTTATTTATAGATGAATTTGATGCATTTTATCATCATGAATTATCTAAAATGGTTGTTGAAAAACTGAAATCTACAGGGGTTCAGTTCGTTCTTACAACACATAATACAGCAATTCTCACAAATGACTTATTAAGACCCGATTGCTATTTCCTAATGAATAAAAAGAGAATTCAGTCTTTATCACAAAGCACAGAGAAAGAATTAAGAGAAGCACATAATATCGAAAAAATGTATAAAGCAGGAGCATTTGATGTCGAATAATATTTTATTTATCTTTGAAGGAAAAAAGACTGAAGGCAAGATTATTGAAGCTTTGGAAAAGCATATTCTCAACGGTCATGTTATAATAACATGCGCCTATACTTCAGACATATATCAACTTTATAGAGAAATCGAAAAAGATGATGATTTAGATACTTTCAATTTAATGAAAGCAAGAGATAAGGACAACACCAATCTTAATAACTATGACAGGGATTCGTTTGGTGAAATATACCTTTTCTTTGACTATGACGCACAAGCAGATTTAGCTAGTTCTCAAGATAAAGATGGCTTTCGCGTAAAAGAAGGGGATGATAAAATAAGAGAGATGCTAGATTTTTTTGACAATGAAACCGATAAAGGAAAACTCTACATCAGTTACCCAATGGTAGAAGCCATAAGACACTTTATTAACGGTCATGATGACTTCAAAGATTTAAAAGTAAAGTGCAAAGGGAAAAATTGTAAATACAAGGAGACTTGCGACGACAAAGTTGCATGTGAAAAAGAACCTCACTATAAAGCAAGAGTTAGCTCTGATAGCCCATCGTTAAGTGATGCTTATTCTAAATATAAGCTAGAAAGATGGAAAATGCTTATAAAAGCACATATCTGTAAAATGAATTACATTGTAAATGACTCGTATATTCTTCCCCAAAAGCTAGAAACCCAACTCCAAGTGTTTACAAAACAGTTTGACAAATACATTAATCATAAGTGTCCCATGGTAGGTGTATTAAGTGCATTCCCTATGTTCATTCTTGATTATTATGGCTGCGAAAAAACTACTTATCTTTTGAATACAATAGAAGATTATAATTATGGTTCAATTCAGGATTTATTAGATTGGGCAAAGGCAATACTTGAGAGAAGTAATTATCCTCAAGGAGAATTCCCAATAGAAGAGTATACCCAAGGAATGGATTGTGGACACTATTTAGAATCAATGATCTCAACAATTTCAGAGAATTGGAAGAATCCGGCCTTTTATCCTAAAATTGATCAATTACGCAAATTTCGGCAAATATTAGAAAAATCATACAAACAGATAACTGAATAACAGTTGCCTACTCTAAAAATAAAGTTAAAGGTATAAGCAAATTCTTTATCCTTGTAAATATCATCCAATCTAAAACGAGAACCTATGAAATGCAAACTTGAAAAATTAGAAATCCCAGCAGAACAACCTTTTAAAAATTGTAAGCTAGATCGGGAGAAATATGCTGAAGTCCTTAAAACGATTATCACTACATATAATAAAGGCTTCGTATTGGCAATAAATGGCAAATGGGGAACAGGAAAAACCACATTTGTAGAAATGTGGAAAGCATATCTTAAATTAGATCATTTCCACACATTGTATTTTAATGCCTGGGAAAATGATTTCATATCAGATCCGCTTGTCGGATTACTTGGGGAAATAAAAAAAATGAATCCACAAGAAAAAGCAGAAGCAGCACTAACATCAGTTATAAATACAGCAGGAAAAATCGTATTGAAAGCGGCTCCCGCAATGTTCAAGGGAGTAGTAAAGAAATATGCGGGTGAAGAAACTGTTGATATACTTTGCGATGGAATTGAAGAGGGTGCTTCAATGTTGAAGAAAGAAATAGAAAATTATGAAAGCCAAAAATATAGCCTGAAACAATTTCGGGAAAAACTCGAAAAATACGTTAATGAAGTCTGTGACAAAAAACCATTGATATTTATCATAGATGAACTTGATCGATGCAACCCACATTATGCAGTAAAAACTTTAGAACGAATTAAACATCTTTTCAACATACCTAATATAGTATTTGTCCTATCCATAGATAAGGAACAATTAAGTAACTCCATACGTGGATATTATGGTAGTGATCTTATAAATGCTGATGAATATTTGAAAAGATTTATCGACATTGAATATACTTTACCCGAACCTGACATTGAAAGTTTTTGTGAGTATTTATTCGACTATTATGATTTTACTACATTCTTCCAACGCATTAAACAAGTTTATTTTAAAGAAGGTGAATTAGATAATTTAGGCGTAACAGCAGTATCCATTTTCAAATACAAAGGAACGACTCTTAGACAAATTGAGAAGATTTTTGCCAATATCCGCTTATCTTTAAACATGTTTAATAACAGGCGAACTATATTTACCGATTTATTATGTTTACTTACTTATCTCCGAGTTTGTGAATCTGATTTCTATGAAAAAATCACCCATAGAAAATATTCGATACAGGAGCTTATAAATCAAATTGAGTTTGTCTTCCCCAAACAGATATTTGACCTTAATACAAATTATAATATACATTATAATCGACGTTTTTATTTCACTATAGCATTTTTGTTAGAATGCTATATAACAACGAATTTAGGCAAAGATGACAATCAAGCTTTATTAATCCATGACGATAAAGGTCTGACCATTCCTTTTGAAGTAAATGCCATAGATAAAAAACAATTAATTGAATCCATAGAATGGATGAAAAGTAACTCTAGAGATTTATTATCCCTAGAAGAAATCACTGCAAAAATTAATCTATTGGATAATCTTCGAACTTGACAGTTATTTCAAAAACAGAATATGATACAAACAAATAGCTTATCTTTGTCTACTGTAACAAATAAAACCACACATGGAAACAAAAAAATTAACAGCTGCCGAAAGCACTCTAGCAGCTATGTCAAAAACAGTGCTAGTGTTAGGTATCATAGGTTCAATCGTAGTTTTCTTCTCGTCATGTATTGCGTGGGAATATTCCAGATACTCCGGAGGTATAGTTGGAGCAGATGGAATCAATTGGTTAGGATTCCCAGCCCTTATCTATTGTGTCATGGGTACCTTGATTGGATGGTCTGTACTTGCTATTCTCGTTGAAATCGCAATCAATACCCGGACAAACAATTCTCAATCTAATTGGAAAAAAGACTTTGCAGTGATGGTAGCTACTGGAGAAAAAGGGAAAGCAAAAGAAATTCTTTATCGTGGCATCATGGAATCAGAGGAGTTTAAGCGGGTATTAACCGGTGGAAACGAAAACTACCATAAAGAATGCATAGACGCTTTAAACAAGAAATACAGTGATCACCTCAAAGCTATCGATGAAGACTCATTTATAAATACTGATGAGAACGAAATATACCAAGCATTCAAATGAAAAGACACACTCTATTTATTGCGGTTATAGCTACAATTTCATGTAATGTCACTGCGCAAAATTCCGATTTACAAAAATGGGCTAATAAAGTTAATAATCAGAAAGTCTATTCTGGTCCTAATAAGGTGGAGACAGGACTAGCCAATCACAAACTAGACCAAGATGCTATATGTGGCTACCTGCCGATTAAAGATGGTAAAGTATATTATTCTGATGTAATTCAAAGTAATGGGACGGCTGATCAATTATACACGAGTGCTCGTTCATGGACTGCTAAAAATTTTGTAAATGCACAGAATGTTATCCAAATGGATGATCCAACATCACATAAAATGATAATAAAAGCATCTTGTCCGGTATCGAAAGATGGTCAATTCTTCTACTATACATTAACGATACAAACTAAAGATGGCAGGTATCGATATGAACTATCTGATTTTCTTATGCAGGGATTTAAAGCAGGTTTAGTTCCTAAAGTTTTCAAAGAACCTTTTGAAATCTATTTTAAAAATTATGATTGTGAGAAAACAATTCATAAGAAAGAACTAACGGTCATCAAACGAAACATAGAAATTTCTATAATTGAAAGTTTGCGTGCCGCAATGTTAAACACACGTTCTGACACCAACGATGATTGGTGAAATAAACATTATTTTGTTTGGCACTCTCAAATATTATCCTCATATTTGTAGTGCCAAATCAAATGATAGATAATCTATCCCGATGAGCAACGGTTAGATGCTCAATACGAAATTGGGCTTTTTTTATGTCCATCAGTTTGCTTCCGATATTAATATTGTTTGCAAATTCATATACGAAATAGTAGAAGTTTATTTATAAACGAATACGGCTGTCTTTCTTCTCGTTGTATTACAGCTCTTCGGGGTTATACTACATTTGGTTTGGCGACTACGGGAAATTGGCAGCCGTTCGTGTACCGTCTAGGTACACGAAAACTTGCCAATAACAGCCAAACCAAATGTAGTATATGAAACAATTAACCCAGGGCACGAACTACGTGCCCTCATTCCGCACAGGAACAGACGTAAACACGCTCCAACAGCGTTACTTCCGTGAATTAAAAAAAGAATGCGCTATCAACTCCGCATCGGACGCCTATTACGTCTCTGCAATAGCCTGCTTCTGCCTGACCTTTATCTTTCCCCCTGCTGTAATTGGCGCAGTTCTCTGTGTCTATCGAGCAAAGAAGTGTCAGAAAGGGGGTGAATCATGATGTTCTTTATTCACCATGTGCAAACATATAAGAACGTAAATCGTAAGGGTCAGGAAATGTGTGAATTTGCCCAGGCATACGACCGTATTCTAGTACAAGATGAATGTGCTATGGATTCCCTAAAATGCGAATTCGAAGAAGTTGTCAAGGAACTGAATGAGAAATACCCTAATCAAAAAAAACTCAAATTCAATGGGCATAATGGAGACTCCTCCGGTGGACAATGGAGTATAAAACTAGGAGACGATGATAGCAATCCTGTATGTTATATCTCATACAGTAAAGTACGCGGTCATTATTCTTTTGGAGAAGTATCTCACCTACTGGAACAGAAAGGAGACCAGCCATGATACCAACAGAAATCAATGGCATCATCCTCACCGATGATTGTATCTCATCAATCAAAACTATCCAGGAAGGAGAACACTCTTGGATGGAAGCAACACTGGAAAAAACAATTGACTTAGCTCTTGACATTGATTCTCCGGACATAGATTCTGTCAATCGACTAACACTTATTTCTGAAATCAGAATAATAAAAAAGCATATTCAATCAATAAGCAGTATTCAACACCCTAAAAAATAACATTATGAATAGACATGAAGCCTTACGGTTAGTAAATAAATTACTGGATCCGGAAACACCAATGGACGAAAAGCAGCGTGCAGCCGCACAACTTTCTGAATTAATTCGTATCTTGCTTCCAGAATCAGACGAAGAACAAAAATGATCTTAACGATAATAACTATATCCGGAATAGTACTTCTGTGCCTGGCATTCTTTAAAGCCTCGCGCTCAATCCTTGCAAAAGTATTTTGGCTTCTGCTCATGCTTACTTTGTTAGCACTATTCCTGTTCTTATAACCTATCGTTTTGTCCTTTATAGCCCGCCCGCAGCGGGCTATTTTTGTCTCCATAACCTAAACATTATACAGTTATGGAGTATGACCATTTCGCTTATGGTGAAGCCTTAGCTTCGGCACTCAAAGCCATTTCACACACATCTCAAAAGAAAAGGTTCTTCACAGCATTCGGACTGGAAGACCTGATCAGCCTCGATGACAGTTTATCCTCCATCAATGGAACCATCCTTATCGCCGTTGATGGTTGCGAGTCTGAATCCGAAGACAACGAAGCTGATTCACTCAATGACAAACAAGTCTACTCATTCATCGTGGCCAGAAACACAATTTCCGGAAATCCGGAAACAATTAATCAGGCAGCCAAACAATGCAAGAGTATATGTAAACAGATCCGGAATAAATTGCTGAAAGACATTAAATATGTAGACCGCAATACTCAAATTAACGGTATCGGCCCGATCGGTGATAACTTCTATGGCACCGTGCTTACCTTCTTTGTTAATGTTCCGGAAGAATTCATCGTCGATCCAAACTACTTTTTGTAATGGGATTCTATAAACGAATGTCAGACAAGCAGTCGGAAATAAAACGCTATAATGCAGCCCGACGAAAAGCGGATAAGTTATCTTCTACTCCGACTTCCCGACTAATCCGAATGGAAACCATCTCGGAGATAGAACGCTATAACATCGCCCAGGATGCCGACCGACTCACCGCATTCAACAAAGAGGTAGAACAATGGCAGGATGCTGTCAGTAAACAACTCAAAGCCACCATTTCATCCCGTAGTTTACGTATTGCTCGTGAACTACAACCTAAAGCCTATACTGACAAATACGGATTAATCAACCGACTTGGTTTCTCTTTTCCTCGTCATGGTGTCTATATCCACAAAGGTGCCGGACGCGGGCAAGGTGGTCTTATCGGAAGTAAATGGAGCTATCTGAAGAGAATCAACGGAATGGAAATCAATACGAGTATCATCCGACATACTAATCCCGCTTCACTTGGCAAACAGAATGAAGGTAACCGGCAGGCTTACCATTGGTTCGATCCGGTCATCAAAAACCGTCTTCCGGAACTTGCCGATATCTGTATGCGCTATTTTGACACTATGCTTATCGACGCAACCAAAATATACATTGAAAAGTAAAGCCATATGAACGACCTAAACCGAAGTATTAAAATATTTATTGATGGAACTGAAGCATCAGCCGGCGTCAAGAAGATAGAAGATGCCATCTCCCAGCTAGAGAATAAAATATCTTCTCTTGATAAATCAGAATCAGGATATGCCAGAAAATCCAAAACTCTGCAAAAAGAACTGGAGAATAAGTATAAAACTCTCAATACTTATAAGCAAAAAGTAGCCGAGACCGACCGAATCCTGAAGAATCTCTCCGGTGCCACCTATGATGAACTATTATCTGTCAGCCAAAAAGTCCGTAAAGAACTCCGTGCAGCCATACCCGGTACTGAACAATACAATGCAGCCCTGGAGCAAAATAGGCGCGTCACTGAAGCAGTAGCCAGGGCACAAAAAAATATGCGTGTAGAAGTTGGTTGTCAAGCTAGTCCAATAGGAAAAGCCGTGGAACTGTTTAATAAATATGCAGCTGTTGTCACCACCGTCATAGCAGCTGTGACAGGCTTAACACTAAAGCTGAACCAACTTCGTGAAAAACGCAATGAACGTGAAGATGCCAAAGCCGATGTCGAAGCATTAACAGGACTTTCCAAAGACGACATTAATTGGCTGGAACAAGAAGCAATCCGGCTTTCCACTACAATTAGTGATTCCGGTATCCGGATCCGACAATCAGCAACCGAAATTCTTGATGCTTATAAATTGGTCGGTTCTGCTAAACCGGAGTTACTATCTAACAAGGAAGCACTAGCCGCAGTAACAGAACAAACACTCATCTTAGCATCTGCTTCAGGGATGACACTGAAAGACGCAGTGGATGCCGTAACTCTCTCTCTCAATCAATATGGAGATGGTGCTGATCAGGCAGCCCGTTATGCGAATGTCATGGCAGCCGGTTCTAAATATGGATCTGCTGCAGTTGAATCAGTTACTAATGCAATAACCAAATCCGGTGTTGCCGCTTCATCCGCTAACATCCCCATTGAACAGTTAGTCGGAACTATTGAAACTTTAGCAGAGAAAGGTATCAAAGATGAAATAGCCGGTACCGGTCTAAAGAAATTCTTTCTTACTCTTCAAACCGGAGCTAACGATACGAATCCTAAAATCGTAGGACTGGAGACTGCACTGGATAACCTGCAGAAAAAACAATTGTCTGCAGCACAAATCAAAAAAATGTTTGGTGAAGAGGGGTATAACGTCGCTTCTGTTCTGATCAACGAAACTGAAAAAGTCAAATACTACACCCAGGCAGTCACCGACACCAGTGTCGCCATGGAACAGGCAGCTACCAAATCCGATACGGCAGCCACCAAACTCGCACAAGCGAAAAACAAAATGAATGAGATGGGAATGGAGTTAATGGAAAAACTCAATCCTTCAATCATTAGTGCAGTAAACGGTACAGTAAACTGGACCAGAAAAATTATAGACCTGATTGGGTTTATGGTCAAACATTCGGGTATAATCATCACTCTAACAACTGCCATTACAACTTACTACCTAGCTGTAAAGGCTACTGAATTTTACGAGACAAAGCTCAAAAATGCCAAACTATTAAGTATTGCAACCGACAAAATAGCGGAGACATGGAGTAAGATCAGGTTAGCCTCAATTCTAGCTTTATCTGCAGCCAAATATGCATTAGCCGGCAACACAACGATGGCCACAGCCGCCATGCAGCGACTCAATGCCATAATGAAAGGAAATATGATAGGAATCATTATTTCATTATTGGCCACAGCAGCTATGGCAATCTATCAATTCACTAAACGATCCAAAGAAGCAACGGAGGCACAAGAGAAATTCCAAAGCGAGTTACTTAAAGAGCAACGTTCGCTCAATAATTTGTTTGATGCTCTTAAAAGAGCAGGAGAAGGCACAGAGGACCGCCGCCGGCTGATTAAAGCTGTTAATGAAACCTATGGCCAGTATCTTCCACATCTTCTCACCGAGAAAAGCTCACTTGATGAGATTAATGATGCCTACAAACGAATAAACGGTTCTTTACAAACACAAATAGCTCTCAAGGTACAAAATGAGGCTACTGATAAAATCGTTACTAGTGCCGTAAAAGAACAGGCTACAGCACTTGAGGGTATCCGTAGCAGAGTAGCCAGTTCACTCGGAAACGGACAGCTTACTAATATTGTAATTGACGATCTGAAACAAACAACCTCGGAATTCCAAAAAGCTGGCATGAAATGGCAACAGGCTTGGGGACAAGCCTATCACAACATCAGTCGCAAGTATTTCAAAGGGCAAGCACTTAGCGATGAAATGGGAGAATATATAGAAGACTATATTAAAAGTGTATATGATATGGAAAAAAAGATTGCTCAAACCGAAGCTAAGTTCCGCCCTTTTCTAAACCGTATCAATAATAGTCTTCTCCCTGAAACTGTTGTTACCGGAGATAAACCGGAAGGAAATAAGACAAGCGAGGATGAAAAAGAATCCGAAAAGAAGCGAAAAAAACAACTTGAAGAAGAAAAAAAACTATATACCCAAAAGCAAGCCATACTGAAAGAAATGTTTCTGGGGGGTAATGATGAAACTCTGAAGACAGAAAAGCAATTTCAGAAAGAAATGGAATGTCTGCAGATGGAATACCTGGAACGGTCCCTTAAAGTTGCTGGATCCAAATCCAAGGAAGGTGCCGAAATCCAAAATCAGATTAATGATCTGAAGTTAAAAATGCAGAAAGACCACACTCAACAGCTACTTGACGAAGAAACAACTCAATATGAAAAGCAACAACAGGATTTAAAAGAACTGTATGCCTCCGGCAAAGATGAGAATCTAAGCTCCGAAACAGCCTATAATGATGCTATGGAACAACTTACCATCATGCATCTTGAACGAATGCTTTCCATTGCCGGTTTAAACGCCGAACAACGAAAACAAGTTGAGAAACAACTTCTTGATTTCAAAATAAAATGCATGAAGGAAGAACAGGCCTCACATGCCAAAGCAAAAGATGCTGAACAAAAGAAGACAGCAGCACAAACCAAGAAAGAACAACAACAATATCAGGAACGTCTGCAAACATACAAACAGTATGGTTCAGCACTTGGTTCAGCAATGGGGAACATTATCTCCGGACAAGAAAATGCAATGCAGGGTTTTGCAGACACAATGATTGATATCGTATTCGATATACTGGGAAAGATCATCGAAGCCGAAATTATAAAAGCTACAGCCACTGCCACCGGTGCCGTGGCCAGATCTACAGCTGAAGCAATGGCTATGCCGGATTCCGTTGCATCATTCGGAGCTTCCGGTGCAGCTCGTGCAGCCATTCTCACCGGCTTGATTATGGCAGCACTTGCAACTGCAAAAAGTGCTCTGAAAGGAATGGTTAGCGGCAAACACTCGTCCGGATCTTCCGACTCCGACACGTCTTCGACCGACGCTCCCAAACGAGCAACCGTCAGCGTATCCCAATGGGCATCCGGCCGGTATGATGTCATCGGGAAAGATGACGGCAAGAACTATCAGGACATACCTTATATTGGGGCTGCACAAACCGGAATCGTTCGACACACTTCTCTAGTTTCAGAGAATGGTGCAGAATTAATCATTAACGCCGAGGACTTATCACGGTTACAAAAACATATAAATTATCCTTTGGTACTAAATGCGATTGAAGATGCCCGTAAAGGTCATGTGCCCCAACGAGCTTCAGGTAATTACGCAGCAATAGATACTCCTGTCCGAAATAACCAGGAAATTCCTGAAACTGATACATCAGCAACCGAACTAGAAAAACTCATAAAAGAAATCGGGATGCTGATTAATACCCTCAAGAATCTAAAAGCATACGTATCCCTACGAGATATACGAAATGCTGAAGAACTAGATGAAAAATCCAAGAAACCATTTACCCGCTCAACCAAATAAGAATTATTATGGCACTAAGAATATCAAACACATCCGGTACTTTTGATCTGCCGAAAGACTTCAGTACAGAAATAGAAGACAGCTCTCCCATTTACAACGAACGGGGATCCCAATCTATTGCCGCTACCATACCTGGTACCAGAAATAATCTACGTCTCAACAATTACATTAACAGAACTGATATTGACAGCGCCCCTATTGCTGATGAACGCGTGACCATCAGTGACGGAGTTTACCATCGAGTGGGTAAAATGAATACGACAAAAGCTTCAGAGAATGATGGAATAACTTTTAATGTAGGGTTTGGAGAATCTGAATTATACAGTATATGGGAAGATGTTTCTTTGCAGTCCATCACCCTTCCTGTTATTCGTCCTGAAGGAGGAGTCTCGGAATTACTACCTTATATTATAGAGAATAGTCAAAAGGATGATTCTCCTTTCTGTCTGTTTCCTGTGGCTGTATCTTGCAATCGTAAGAAAGATAATGATACAGTTACAGATTATGCAGAATATATAAATAATTATCGTGATGGATATTGGTGGAAAGCACGGACGGAAACTTTTTTCATCAATGGAGAACCCGTGGAAGTATCGCTTCCTGAAGGATATGGAATAGTTCCTTTTATAAAAGTCAGCTATATATTAGAAGCTATATTCTCAACCTACGGATATACTGTCACGGAGAACCCATTTACTAACCACCACCAGCTCGGTCAATTGGTTGTTCTTAATAATGCAGCCGACTGCTGTGTAAAAGGAGAACTAAAATATGCTGATCTCATGCCTGACTGCACAATCAATGAATTCATGCAAGCCTTATGGTGCCGTTTTGGATTACTTTACTTTGTAGATGGAAATACCCGTAAGGTCAGACTTAAATTCATTCGTGATATCCTTAATTCCAAAACTACTTCTGATTGGACGCTACAAAAAGCGTCCAAACCAATTATCAATTTTGAAGCCCCACAGCAATTAAAATTATCAGCTGCAACAAACGTACGGGGGGAAGATCCAAGATGGACGGCAGCTCCTGCCGCTGATTCACTGGATAAATTCTTAAAGCCATATCATTATATTGTTACCACTAAAGCAAATGGATATCTCACTTATTCTACAGAGAGCGGATTATACTATAAAACAGATAACATAACCGGACGTTCAGAATTAGTGTCAACGGATTTCTTCCCCTGGGATCGTGGAGCTGATATGGCATATAAAGAGATTACCTCTATTGATGAATTTTTGCCTTCCGCAACGGAGCGTTTTAAAGGAAACATATATAAATATATACGAGTTCCTTACTATCTGTTCGGTAAAGTACATCGATACACTACAATTTCTAGTTCCGATGTTGAATTATCAGAAAACTTAAACTACCAAACCCCTTTGGCATTTTGCTTTTCTTTCTTCGATACAAGAGACCGAGTTACTTATGGTTCACAAATTTGTCTGGATATTTTCGGAGAACCGGTATTAAACAAACAAAATGGAAAAGCCTGCGAAATTTCTCTTTTATTTGTTGGCAAATATGGACTGTTCAATCATTTCTGGAAGGAATATGACGCTATTCTTCGCCACGCCAATCATCTCATAGAAACGGATATGCATCTATCGGCTCAACAATGTATGAATCCAGATTTCTCCTCTCCTATTTTACTTGATGGTCAACGAATGTTGCCTGATACCATACGTTATACGTTACCCAAAAGTTCTTCATTCCCGGCAACAGTCAAATTGCGTACAATCAAATTACTCAAACCATATAATCTGAAAGAAGAACAAACCGTCCCCATCGTCGATCAAAAATATAAGTGGGCGTTATTTGATAACAAGAATTCAGTTGTAGAAGCTGCCGTAAAACCACAAAAAGATGCCTGGAGAGACGAAGCGAATAGAGATGGGAATAGCTTATATGACCTACAATATAAGAATGTTTCTACTGATACAGTGGATATTAAAGTCCCTCTTTCAGTACCTACTGAAGAAGATTACAATAATAAAAAGGAGTATTTTATAAGGAAAGTCAATTATAGTTTCGATCTATATTACCGGATTAGGTATTACCTCGGTACAACGCCCGATGGACACCTCCATTATGAGATTAGTAATTCGAGAGGAGGAGTACATTATGACCTGCAATATGACCAATCAGTGCGTGCAGAGTTATTATAAAATGTCCTTTATATCCCGCAATATAACATACAATTTTGCAATATGAATACATCAGAAACAGTAATATCAACTATTCAATCAAATGATATTGAAAAGATGCTCATCACTTATCAGAAATATATGAAAAATGCATCTATTACGTTTGATGACCTCTTTCTTTTTCTCTCTCACCCCACCGCTGATAGAGAAGAATTCCTGCATGACTATTGTACCTGTAATTATCTGGTACAAGAACAAATTATCTCACCTAATTATCTAGTAAAATGAGTCTGACTGCAAACATATCGCCCGCCAATATGGCATTGACCGGCAATCCAATCAAGTTGTCGATCAACAGCAGTTCTCTGGCAACTTATACCATTTTAGTAGGAGAACAAACAATATTCACCGGCAGCGGAGAAGGCAACTTCTTTGTTTTTATTCAGGACATACTTGCTGATATAGTACAACCGGCCCAATTATATAATGAATCGGAAGAAGTTCTGCTACAGGCAGAAGGTTGTTCTCGTAATGTTACTATCAATGTTTCCAATAGTGAAAAAAATAATCTAACGATCTCACTGAAAGTATTTATTGGCGGAGTAAGCAAAAGAATGTTACGTCATCTCAATGATGAAAATAAGAATGTGTTTATCTGGAAATTGATGAATCCGGACGGTAATTTCTTCCAAACAACCCGTACTTCCGAAAGACTTATTACAATCCGGGAAACGGAACTACTTCCGCTCTCCTTCATCTATCCTGATGGTGGTATACTAAGAGTAATTGCAAACGGAATGGAGACCGCCCTAATCGGAGTAGCCGGACAACCGGTTGCACTCAACTTATATCGTCTTCGGAAGCAACTTTTCGATACTCACCATATTCTTGCCTCCATATTTGATATCTATGTAGGAGAAACTAAATCCTGCACGATCGTAATTACTCCCGGAACAATAAGTAGAGAAAGGTATCTCTTACAATTTCTTAATTCATACGGTTCTTATGAGCTGATCGAAATTACCGGCATTGGAAGTATTAAGCGTGAAGCAGAAAAAGAAAATGCATTCAATAAGTATGATGAAGTCATAGATGATTATGTTGAATCCTGGGAAAGGTTATCCGGACGCGAATCTATGACTGTAGAATCCGGATATCGCACAAATGACGAACTGATACATTTGATTGATCTGTTATCTTCTGACGACATAAAACTCCTTGGACTGGACGGACGAAATATCAGAGTAAATGTCACAGCGGAAAATCTTACCAGAGCATCCCGTGCAACCGTTCCGGAGAGTATAAAGTTATCTCTACGTTTTGCGGATTCAGAACAACGTTATACAGGTTCATTTAATGATGATGATTTAGGGTCGCCACGAATACATACCGAACAATTCACTAAACAATTCAATTGATATGTCAACACAACAGGATCTCATAGATCAACTGATAGACTACATTGACAAGGCTATTTTGAAGAACAGTGTCTCCAACCGACATGTCGCAACAGTACTATCTTTCCTAAATGAAAAACTGAAAGATTTTGCTGAAGGAGATACTTTTTTGCGTCGTAAGCAACCAGACAGCACCCTCTTCTTATTGCAGTTACTAGGAGGACTTGAAGTTGAGAAAGGAGTAAAAGCTGATAATATAGAGGTGCTAAATGAACTTCTTGCCAATACCGCCTCTTTCACTGGAAACATTTCTACTTCAGGAGATATTTCTTCTTCAGACTATGCCTGCAAAATGTTGGGATGGTTAATATCGGCTATCGGAGATGCAGAGTTTAACTCTGTACACATACGCGGATTCTTGGAATCAGATGAATTTAGATATAATCGTATCTCGGTAGTTAGTGGAGAAACTTGGAATGCACCTGGCGGGGGCATCATAGAGGAAGTAGATCCACTGGAGAGAATTATCTATTTGAAATTAGAGCCCGGAGAACTTGCAGAAATAGAGATTGATGACATCTGCAAAGGAAAATTCAATGATTCGGTCACTGGTTTTCATACCTCTTATTTCCGAATTTCTGAAAAAATTGATGAAAAGACTTTTAAATACATACTTCGTAGCGGAACTATACTTCCACCACAAAAGACCATGCACTTCGTCGCGTATGGAAACTTCACGAACGAAGAGCGACAAAGATCGAGCTATTCGACGCAAAGCTATGTCCGCTATCTGACAGGTGTTAATAATTGGGAGATTACTAAGGAAATGATCGCTATGCAGTTGGGCGACCTGTCTAACTTAAAACTGTTTGATATTGATATGACCGGACATTCAGCCTATCTCCGTAATGTATATATGACCGGAGTTATCAAACAGATTTCCGATGATGGAGTAACAGAAAGCCGCGTCCCCTGTTTTAAGGGAGAGTGGAAAGCCGGAGCTTATTATTACTATGACGAAGTAACTCACAACGGATCGTCATGGTTATGTATTTCAGATAAGCCTACAACGCAAGAACCGGAGGAAGGTGCTACAGACTGGCTTGAAAAGTCGGCGGCGGGAAAGGACGCAGTAATAGTTAATATAATGAGTTCTAACGGCAATATATTTCAGAATGGTTCTGTAGTTACCACTTTAACCGCATACGTGATAAAAGGAGACACGGACATAACAGATAGCGTTCCGGCTTCTCGCTTTTCGTGGGAGAAGGAAAGTGATAATTCGGATACCGATAAAATATTCAATGAGACCCATGTCGGGCACGGGCATGTGTTGACACTTACCTCGGATGATGTTTGGGGACGTGCTACATTTAACTGTATTGTTTCACTTTAAAATATAAATTATGCCAATCGCAAGAGGTCAAATTACCATCGTCGATTTGAACGACGCAAAATCAATGAACATGTATCTAGGCTCTAATCAGCCTTTGACGCAAATCTTTAACAAGGAAAACAGCACCTATGTACCGAACTATACGGCTTCTCCTTTCCTTGTCATTACCCCTGAAATGTATGTATCCGGAACGACAACAAACGTAATCAGTCGTTTAAAAGCTGCTCCTGCCTATACAGTGAATGGAGGTGCAATCACTGCATTCGGTGGTACTGTTGCCGCTACTGCGCCGTATGCGTTGACGCTTAAGAACAATATGACATCTGTATCGCAGATGAAGGTCGAATGCTCCGGTATTTATGTTGATCCGGATACGAAGTTAGAAACTCCTGTCAAGGCAGTTATCAACTACACTAAAACTGAAAATGCCGGACAGCTTATTTGTGCTATTGCGTATGCTCCTGCCGGTAATGTTTTCAAAAACGATCAGTCTTCAACTTTAAAAGCGCATTGTGACATGTGGCGGGGTAGTAGTATCGATGCTGATAAGGTTGCATATCAATGGTTTAAATTGAAATCTGATGGTACCTGGGAATCTTTGGCAGCTTCCAATTCATACGGCATTACGGGTACAACAACTAATGAGATCACCATCCCGGCAAGTGCTGTCTTAAATTTCGAGTCTTTCAAATGTGAGATCAAGGATACCGATACAGCATCCGGAACCTATAACACAACAGTGAGCGATATTATTTCGTTCTCCGATCTTTCCGATCCGTATATAGTGGAAGTCTCCTCTACAACGGGGGATAAATTAATAAATGGCCAAGGAAGTACGACTATCAATGCCAAAGTCTGGCAGAATGGTGAAGCTTTCACCGACAGTGCTGCTGATACCAAATTTGTATTTTCTTGGAAGAAGTACAATAAGGATGGTACACAAGATACGGCTTGGGGAACTTCCGGTGTAAAGACTGGAAAGACCATTACCGTCACTGCTGTCGAAGTCGATGTAAAAGCGACGTTTGTTGTTGAATTATCACTAAAATAATAGCATGATAGTAGCAAGAGGACAAATAACGATTAGCGTAACGAAGGACGGGCAATATCCCGCGCAGGAGTTCGCAAAGTCTACATCAGGCACGGTTGTGCCTACAAGTGGGTGGAGTAAAACTCCGCCCGCCTGTGGTACAAACGAATATTTGTGGATGCGCACGGGTATTGTTATCCCTCCGGCTACGTCTCCCGTTTCATGGACTACTGTTCGTATTGGTGCAATAGATGGGGCAACCGGAGCTAAAGGTGACAAAGGTGAAACGGGACCGACTGGATCGCAGGGTATTCCTGGCACATCACAATTCTTTCATGTGAAGTATTCTGCTAATGCGAACGGAAATCCTATGAGTGATACTCCTAATACCTATATTGGTACGGCAGTAACAACGAGTGCGACCGCTCCGACTG